TCGTGTAATCCCAGAGCATAAGAGGTCATGCGTCTGTTCTTACCAAACCATTGATTTTCATCCTGCCAAGCAAGCAGTTTGTCATCAACGGGCGCAGGTTGTGCCTGTTGTGGTGTGATTTGTACAGGAGTTTCCCGTACCTGTAAAGGGGTAGGCCGAAAACTGTTAACTTTATCTGCCCTTATCTTAGCATTAGTTAATGCTTCCTGCGCTTCCAACAGCTTATCTGAGTCACCAGACTCGTATGCTTCCTTATACATACGCTTGGCATCGTCGATTTCACTGCCAACTACCCGCTTTGCCTGCTCTAAAAGGGCAGCTTGGTTCTGGTTTACAGAGCCTTTTAGCTGGTTGTTTTCAGCCAAAATGGCTTGAGCAAGGCGAAGCGCCTCGTCTTTTTCACGTTGAGCTGTCTCTTTTGCGCGACGTTCTTCGTGATAACCCTTAGAAAAGTGCTTAATCCGTTTCTGGACGCTTTCGTCGTATTTAGACAACTCATCGTCAGTAACTTCCTTGGGAGGCTCCGCCATTGGCTTGCGGCCACGGTCTTCGGGCGGCGTATCGTCCACCACCTCAATGTCTGGTTTATCCTCTGCTTCAGGCTCAACGACCTTACCGCCCTTGCGGGGGTTATCAAGTTCCTCGTCAGGGAAACTAAATTCTGTTTTTTCAATTTCAGCCATGATGACTCCTTAAGGACGTTGAATGCCACGAGGGTCCTGCACAACTGCTTGTACAGAGTCATCGTTGATAAGACGCCACTCAGTACCGTGGATTTTCATCCGCGTACCAGTGTTGGGTCTAACCAACACAAAGTCGCCAACGTTACACGAAGCGCCGGATGGGAACCGCGCTGGGTCTTTAAACGCATCAGGGCCAATCTTGGCTACAAACAATACGGGGGAGAGAAGCTCCTCGTACTGCATGGTCTGGCTTGCCTTAAGCAAACCTCCTTCGTATTCCTCTTGCGCTTCTGGGAGCATACACAGAAGGTGATAGGTTACAGGATCGGGCACTTGCTTTGCTTTCTCTTCAGTGGTGGTGTTGAGCACACTGGAAAGATCAATCGCACTTACGTCGAATTCAGTCATCATCTAAGTCCTTTATTTTTCGCACGAGGTCACCAATTTCCATCTGAGCAAGTTGGAGACCCCGGATAGTCCCGCTCAGTTCTTTGTAGTGATCGTAGGATTTCGCTCCACCATCACACAAAACCGATCTGAAGCTCTCAATTTGAGCTTCAAGTTTCTTGTTTAATGCTTCAAATAATTTCGGGTCCATCATTCACCTCTCGGTTTGGTCTGGGCTGCTTGTGCGGCTTGGGCCATCTGAAGCATCTTCGCCCGCGCTTGCAGTTGCTGGTTCTGGTCGGCGTGGCTAACTTTCTGCCCGTGAGCCTGCTGCGCCATCCCAACTTTTTGTGCGTGGGCTTGCTCTGCTTGTGCAACCTGCTGGTCGTGCAACTGTTGTGCTTGCTGCACCTCCATCTGATGACGCTGCTGTTGCTGCATCAACTCCTGCTGGTGACGTTGGGCAACCATCGCTGGGTCTTCACCCTGACGCTGCGACAACTCCTGCGCTTTCAACTGAAGCTCTTGCTGCTTCAACTGCAACTCGCCTTGAACCTTCTGTTGTTTAGTCTGAGCTTCCTGCTGCTTAATCTGCAACTCGGCTTGCTGCATCTGAATGAGCGGGTCTTGTGCTTGCTGCATGGCTTGCTGCTGTGCAACTTTGGCCTTGTCCAAATTAAGTAACTGCGTAGCAGCTTGCGCTACCAACTTAGACAACTGGGCTTCAGTCTTCTCATCCAACTCAGCATCAGGTGCTGGCAGTGTTGCACCAAGCTGTTCCTGAATCTTAGTGCGGTACTGAAACGCAACGTGTTCAGCAACGTGGGCCATGATGGCCGCTTGCATCTGCTGGGCCATCGGGTTCTGCCCAATCTGACTCATAACAACCGGGTCTTGCATCATCGACACATGCACGGCAATGTGAGCATCGTGATCTTGGAAGATGAACGCCTTAGTGGGTTTGGCCGTCAAGAAACTCATGTTCTCGCTGACCGGATCACGCGGCTTCAGGTCATCATCAATCGGCACTAACTTGTCGGCGTTCTTAACGCCCAACACCTCAATCATCTGGCGGTGCAACTGTGGCAAGTTATAAATCTGCGGAGCGCCCTGCGACAACTGAATCACAGCTTGGTACTGCATGATCCGTTGCGCCATCGTCGCGCTGTTGGGATCACTGACCGGAATAACTTCAACGATGTCGTAGTCTTCTTTTTTGGCCTTGCGGTCTCCAGACGATGGCTCAAAACTATATTCTTGCGGGGCATGGTCACGGATGATGTCGCGTAGTAACTTAAACTCCTGCTTCATCGAATAGTGAACCCGCGCCTGCACAGCAGACATTGTTTTCAACTGACGCTCAAGCAGTGCAAGCGTCGTTCCTACAGGCGCGTTTGCGCCCATGTCGCTGATGTTCATATCTGCAACAGAACCCAGACGACGACCCTCTTCGGTAATCTTTTCTAACAACCCCGCCAAAACTTGACTTGGTTCTTTGTACGGCAGGGGCATGATGTTGTCACGCACCGCACCACTCGGCACATCCACATCTCTCCACTCGCCGGGAGTGATCGGAGTGTCATCTCCCTTGATCCGCAGGCCACGGGCCTTCAAGCCACCGGGCAAGTTAGACAGCGTACCAGCATCAATCAACTGACGAATCAGTGAAGTGCCAGCACGGGCATAGCCACCGATCAAATGTATCAATCCCAACCCATACGCACCAAAGCCCGGGACGTATGTGTACTGTACAAAGTGTTGACGCTTAAGCTGCCTTTTGTCGTCCTCTTCCCAGTTGCGGCGGATGGCCAACACCTTAGTCGTACCGCGCTCCACAGTGATGACGTATGGACGGGCGATGCCATCCTCGTCTTCATATCCCGCTAGATCGTAATCAACGTGAATCTCAAGAATCTGAAACCTATCATCGTCTGTTAACGAGTAGCCCTGATCTTCGGCTTTCTTCTTTTCTACGTCCGTATGAATGGCTATGGGTTCACCCAACTCAACGTCGCGGTAGAACCCAGCAACCTGCAACTTCTTAACCTCGTTCTGAGTCTTCCGCATAACGTGAGTCAAACGCTCTGCTGTGTTGGCGCTCGACGCGCCGTACGGAATCACAATGTCCTCGGCGGGAATAAACATCGCCACCTGACGATCCAGCGACGGATCAAAGTACACCTTCTTGAACGCACTGCCCGCCAGACCCAAGTTGTACAACATCCGCTCATGCTCAGGCCGATACTCCTGCATCACCTCTGTAAGCTGGTAGTTCATGTCATCTCTGACACGCTCCGCAGCTTCCTCTTTCAACTTATCAATCGCGCCAATAATTTCTGTCTTGACCGGGCCTTGAGCAGGGAACGTCTCAATGATCGTCTCGCTCTGAAACTTGATAGCCGCCTCGGTGAGGACAGTCGAGTAAACCCCGCACGCTCCCAGCCACGGCTCTGTTCTTTCTTCGTACTTCATCCCCAGCACATCAAGACCCTTGACATACATATCTACCCAGTCCTTGCGACTAGATATATCCGCGTCCACCATCTCAAGCAGATCACTCGCTACTTTCTGCAACTCACCCTCATCCATCTCCTCGGCTAAGTTGGCCCCGAATTCCTCCTCGTCTGCATCCGGCATCAGGTCAATTGCCATACCATCCAACCCAACAACCACGCCCTCTGGATTCTCAATTGAAATCTCAATACCCGGGCCTTCGCCCATATCCTCTGGTTGCGCCAGCGCGTCCAAGCCCAACGGGGCTTGCGACAATGAGGGGAACATATTCGTTGCCATATCAATCCTTAGTAAAACGCAGCTTTCTTGCTGCGGAAATATCTGATCTCATCTGGTTCATCCGATGGCAATCGGAGAAACCCGCCTTGGCGGAACCGCATCAGGGCAAGTGTCATGGAGTCAACCAAGTCGTCGTGTTCACCTGACGGGAACGAACCTACTTCATCAACCAATTCTTCAGCCCACTGTGTGCGCGGCAACCACACTTTTCCAGACGCAATTATGTCCGAGACCGAGTTCAAACGGGCAATTTTGTCTTGGCCCCTACTGGGCGTGTACTCTTGCACCGGAATCCCCATCGCCCTTAACTCATAAATCAACGGCGCACCAGTCGCCTTTTTCTCAATCAACACACTGTCCGGCTCCCACTCACGGTACTCCGCAAGCACGTCCCGTTTCAACTCCACCCACTCAACCCGCTTCTTGTACGTATTGAGCAAAATAATGTTCGGCGTTGAGTTGTCCTCGTCATTGATAAACACTCCCCACGTCGTGCCCGCCGAATAGTCGGCCCGCTGGGTTTTCTCAAACGCCGTGTCCCAAGCCTGCAAAATGTAGTCACACTGCGGCGGATTCTCAGTCTCCCACCATTTCCACCAGTCCCGCTTCACAATCGCCGACTCATTACCCACCGGGTTCTGCTGATACTGCGCCTGCCACTTCGCGTTTGGAAGTTCCTGACGCAACGCCTCCAACTCCGATAATTCCCAGAACTCCGGCCATAGGGGTTTACCCGAGGGCATGATGGCAGGAAACTCAATCACCTCCCACTGCTCACCACCTCGGGCCGCTGCCGCTTTGAGCACCTGACCCGTCAAATCTCGCTGCGCCCAGCGCGTCATCACGATCACAATCGCCCCGCCCGGCTGCAAACGTTGGCGCGGGCCTGACGTATACCACTCCGTCACCTTGTCAAACACATCTGGGTTCGACGCAGCGAGCGCAGCTTCCTGTTCTGAGTGCGGATCATCAATAATCAGCAGGTTTGCACCCTTCCCAGTGACCGTACCGCCTACACCAATCGCAAAATAGTCGCCGCCTTTGCTCGTATTCCACCTTCCAGCGGCTTTTGAGTCCTGCTGAAGCTCCAAATTAGGAAAAATTGCCTTGTAAGTCTCCGAATCGACCAGATTTCGCACCTTCCGACCAAAACCAACCGCTAATTCACCCGTATTCGAGCTTTGAATGACCTTTTTGTTAGGGTATTTACCTAGAAACCACGCTGGCAACAGGTAACTCGCAAATTCTGACTTCGTATGACGGGGCGGCATGTTGATAATCAGCCTTTTACACTCCCCGTTGACCACTCGCTCAAACGCATTGGCCATAATCTTGTGGTGACGCCCGCCTATGAACTCCGGCCAGCACTTATTCACAAACCCCATAAACGTATTTTGAGCAAGTTCCTTCTCCAGCATCAGTTCACGACGCTCCAAGTCCTGCAAAATAATCATTTTCTGCGAATCGGGCAGTTTCCCCAACTGCGCCAGCAGAGCTTTGAACTCCGGGTCTAAAACATCAGACGCTTGCGTGGTCATCTGGTTCCTCATCGGGCGTTACGTCTTCCAAAATCTCTGGCTCACCAAATGCAGCGGTCACGTCGATCTCAACTGAGGGCACATCCACGGCATGCAGCCGCATCATCTTCCTGATCTTGTCTTTGATCGCTTCATCCAAGTCCGACACCTTGTTGTAGGTGACAGTAATCTCCGTCTTCTCCGAAAACAACCCTACGTCTGAAATCTTGCCCAACATCTCCGTGGCTTTGATCTCAATCCTTGGGTCCCCGCAGCTTGCTAAGTCCAGTAACTTATTCGTTACCACCAAACGCATCTGCGCGGCGTCTGCAAC